GCAAATTCTTTCCATCTTTTACCTTCTTTTTCCTCATCTTCCTTTTTGTCCTCACTAGTTTCTACGCCTTCAGATACACCTTGCAATATTTGTTCAATCGTTTTTCTATCTTTTCTATCTCTAGCAAATTCTTCTGCTATTCTATCTGTATTTTTCTCGACAGATTTTTTAACCCCTTCCATTACTTTAATCATGTGTAGCTGTCCTACTTCTTCAGCTACTGCTATCGCTCTTGCCCTCTTATCGCTTTCTTTTCTTTCTTCCCATTCTGCTCCTTGCATATCACGCATATCACGCAAGGTCTTTGTCATATCGCTCAAAGCAGTAGACATCATAGCATCTGATGAACTGCTTTCAGCGGGTTTTCTGCCAGCTGGTTTTTTTGGTGGCATCATATTTTGTTTTCTAGGTTTATCAGCCATTTATCTATCCTTGTTGGTTTTGAGCAGCTTGGTGTTTTTTATTTTCTTCTTCTATGAATTGCATTAATAATGAAACATAAATTTCTTTTTCCCATGGCATCATATTTTCAACCTCAGTAAGAGAGTATTTGTGATGTTGCATTAAACTAAAATTTGTATTATAGTAGTTATGCAAAGTTTCATTACTGAGGCTTAACCGAAAAAAGACTGTAAGCCCTCCAAAGTCTTTGTGTTATGATGTCCACAGATTTTTGAGTTTTTACCTTTTCCTACCTTTTGTTCACACTTTAAATCTAACTTATGTCTTAATGCAGGCATTGTTTCAAAGAACTTTTGTATCTTTTGAAATTCTGACTCTGGTAAGGCATCAAAGAATTCTTCTAATTCTTTCACAGTATGATCTTTCGCAGAATAAACTTGTTCATTATCAAAAATTGCTTCTAGACACATAATAAGAGATGAAAAAACATTTTCAATATCAGTTTTGTCATCTGAAAATTGTTCTTTCAGTTCAATGCTTGGATATTTCATGGTAACACCGATATTGTTTGCTAGTTTTATCTCTTTATCATGTCCTTCCGTTCTTTCAATTTGTACTTCATTTAAATTAAGAACAAATGGAGATTGTTTCTTACATGATTCACATTCAAACATTAAGTCAACTTGTTCTCCCTTTGACTTTGATCTTAATTGAAGAAAGATATATTCAACATCAAACATTGCTAAATTACGAGCATTTAGGTCTGATTCCACGCAACTTTCAATAATGTCTTGTATTGCATTAATGATTTGTTTTTCATCTTCTGTTTCTAATGCTATTAAAAGTATTTTTTCTTCTTTAACTAAGAAGGGTCTATACTTTATTTTTTCCCCAGTTGAAGGTATAACAAGATCATAACTCGGTGTTTCTATCTTTGGTAATGGCATTTCAAATCTCCTTGAAATAATAATATTAAATAATAAAAAATAATGTAATTTTTATTTATGGTTTGTTAAATATGTTAAACAGTTGTCGTTGACCAAACAGTTTAAATCCGCCTCTAACATTAAGGTTACGGAATAATTGACCGAACAAACCTTTTCTTAATGGACTTGTAGATTTAAGATCAGGTAGAATAGCAGTTGTTGTAAAACTTTCTGATACCATTGTTCTAAAGACAAACTGTATATCAACTTTTTGAACTTGGTTATTCAATACATAACCTAAACGTAATGGTGATATTGTTTTAGGATATGCTTCTATTAATTTAAAGGCTGATATTGTTGCAAGATCATCTCCGCCTTCTCTTTTTTTGTTTCTTGATAATTCAAATATTGTTATAGTTCCAGTATAATGATTGTAGTAGTTTATATCACCAGTTCTTTGATCGTACATTAGTTTGATCCAATCTTCAAAGAAATGGTATTCTGCTAAATCTTCACTAACATAAAATGTAGCACCTATTGGATCATACAATTTGTCATATACATATTCTTTTTTTAACGAATAAGTTTTATTTGGTTTTGTTGAAAGAGCATGGCCTGGGATACTACAAGTATCGCAATTATATCCTATGTCCTCAACAATTCTCGGAGTCCATTTTTCGTTAAAAGATTCTGCGAAATCAAATCTTGGAGGCGTTATTTCCATCCTATACAAGTTAGGTCTGGAAAACATACCAGAGTTTGATGCTTGTGCTACTATGGTACTGATATCATTCTTTCTTGAACTTTTTACTTCACCAACTTTAGATGTATTACGCCTATCTCCAAATATAGGAAGCCTAACTCGTACTCCCCCTATATTAAATCCAAAATCTCCATCTATTCTTAATGGCATTTACGCTTCCCCCATGTATATTCTTGCTCTAATTTGTTGTTGTCTCCAAACTTTAACACTTTTTACTAATGTCATAGAACCAGTTGAGTCCATCTTAAAGAATTTTTCGTTTTCTTCCATAATAGTATTTTCCCATATATCATCATTAACTCTAACTATTCCAGCATAACATCCTCTATATCTATATCTACGGAGAGAGAGTTTCGCATATCGAAATACTCTTAAATGTATTCTCTCCATAAACTCTCTCCAATCAAAAAAACGTCTATTATTTCTGATTAAGAAGTATGGTTTCAATGCTTCTAATAATTCTTGTCTAGCTGATGTATCAATATAATTAAAATTAATTCCATCAAATGTCATAGCGTTATGTCTATTGATACAGAGAATTACTGGGTATCTATCGAAATAAGGATATTCGTCTGCTCTTTCTTTCAAAGCACGATACTTGAAAGTGTACATGAATCCTCTATACACATTTCCTGTAAAAACACCTTTGTCTCTTAGCTGTCGTAGATTGGTTTCCATTGGTAGTATTTATAAGGGATTTACCTAATTCCTAAATGTTTTTCTGTAATAACTAGAAACTCCCAACCTCTTTTTCTAGCATATTTTCGTGCAGCTTTCCATTTCGATTGATTCACTAGATATGTTTTCACAGCAGTCTTGTATTTTTGAGATTGTCGTTTAGGTTTTATTGGGGGATTACATTGATTTGAAGGTTTTATCTCTATAATATATTTTTCTACTGTACCTTTTGTTGTCTTAACTTTTACATAAAAATCCACAAAATAGCGTCTTACTCTATTCTCAACTGGATTATAGTATGGAATTTTGATGTTTTCTGAGGCCCATTCTAAAACGCTAGAATGATTGTCTAAATATGTCATGTATTTCCTTTCCCAACTTGAGCGATATTCGCACTCATGGAGACTACCTACATATTTCTCAGCATTCTTTACTTTATATTTTCCAACTCTAGGATATTTATTCATAAAACTCTTATAAATACAGTATAGACTAATATTTATAACATAGGACAACAAAATGCCAGATATAGATAACATAGGTAATGGTAGTAATAATAGTGGTCAACCGATACAATTAGAAGAAATTGGTGTCGAAGCACCATTCGGTATTGCTAGAAATAGACTACAAGATTCTGGTTCAGGAAATGTACACAGATACCCTATTTTTATAGCTGGTGCTGATCCAAATACAGGTGCTGACGAAGATTTAGAAATTGCAAAGGAGTGTATTCGATTTACCGCTGTCAAACAGGGGGGTATTTCTCTTGAATCAGAAAGTATTGCAAGATTTCAAGAAGATATACAAAGTTCCGTAATAAGAAATGCTCAAACTGCTAATGCACCGATTAGGCAAAGATTATTTGCTAACCGTGATAGTAGTCAGCAAGTTAATTCTGCTCAACCATCTCAAGTAATAGATGAAACCATTGATTCTTTAGAAGAAACTCTTAAACAAAACAATGCAATTATTGATAGAGCAAGATCAGGAAACCTTGATGATGCTGGCATAAGGAATGTTGCTAGTGCGTTTGGTGATTTATTAGAGAGGCAACAAAAATCTATAAATTCCGATCCCAAAGATTTAGAACATTGTTTTTTATATATGCCACCATCAATAGTTTATAATGAAGGCGCACAATGGGCATCAGAATCAATAGGAGCAGCAGGTAATTTTGTTAAGGGTGCAATTAAAGATGGAAGTATTACAAAGTTATTACAAGAGTTTGGAGCTGGAATGGTAAAAGAAGTAGGTATCGCAGCTGCTATCGGTGGTACTGCTAAAATTGCAGGCATACTCTCTGCTGCTGGTCTTGGTGCTCTTGGACAGGGTGTACCTGGCGCTATTGGTTCGGCAGGAAGAATTGTAGAAAATCCTTATGAAGAACAATTATTCAAAGGTATTGGTTTTAGAGTTTTTAATTTTCAATTTGAATTTAATCCAGTTTCTAGAGAAGAATATGACATGGTAAAAAGAATTATTACTATGTTCAGAAAACACTCAAGACCTACTTTTACAATCGACAATGATAATCAAGCGTTTTTTAGTTATCCCAATGAATTTAGAATAGAATTTTTACATTTAAATAGTGAACTTACATCTTACGAAATTAATCAACATTTACCTAAAATACATAATTGCGTTCTTACAAATATAACAACTAATTATACACCAGATCAATGGCGTGCTCATGTGGACGGAGAACCAAATTCGATATTAGTACAACTTGCGTTTAACGAAACTGTTAAGATCACTCAACAAGATGTGGAGGCAGGATACTAATGGCATTCTTTAATAAATTTAAAAAGATTGGATATGATATAAAGGGAATACCCTCATCACCTCAATTTACACCAGTAATAAATATCCTTCAACGTACTAGGTTGAAAACATTTTTTCTCAATCGTCAGATATTTTTTCAAAAGTATTTGGTTAAGGATGGGGAAACACCAGAAATTCTTGCAGATCAATTTTATGGTGATCCAGAACTCCATTGGGTTTTGTTATATGCACAACAAGTAACTAATCCATACTATGATTGGCCTATGAGTTATTTTGATTTAATAAAATTTGCAACAGCAAAGTATGGTGTTGCTGGATTGACAGAAGTACATCATTACGAAGATTCTGATGGATTTGTAGTTGATTCAGATGCTTCTGGCGCTCAACCAGTAACAAACATGGAGTATGAAGAAAAGATTAACGATAAAAACAGGCAGATTGAACTTATTAGGCCAGAAAATATTAATCGCATTTTGAAAGAAATGAAAGAACTTTTGAGGTAGTATGGTTGAATATTCACAAAGAGCATCAGATGCAAGAGTTGAATTTGTAGAGTTAACGACACCTAGCGGTGTATATGACATAACAAAGTTAATGGTTGCATTTGATATGTATGATAGTCTCTATCAAAAATATACAAAGATAGAGATAACTATGAATGATTCTACAAACTTACCTTTTGCTGGGCCTATTTTAGGTGAGGAATTTTTAAGATTTAGATTTAATACAAAATCTTCCAGAGGTGTAGAAGATATTGAAGCAGGGAATTGTTATGTTATGAAAATATCTGATAGATACATCACAGGAGATAGACAACAAGTTTATATATTGAATTTTGTTTCTCAACAAGCGATGCATGGTATGACATCATCCATTAGTCGTTCATTCGATTCTAAACCTATATCCTCAATAGTAGAAACTATATATGATGAATATTTGTCAGATGGTAGTAGTAACGACATAACAGTAGAACCATCTCTAGGTATTGAAAATGTTGTGATACCAAAACAAAACCCCTTACAAGCTATTGATTGGTTATCAAAACGTGCGGTTAATGCTAATGGTGCTGCTAATTATGTATTTTATGAAACCAATGGAGAGACATATTTTCATTCTATTGATTTTCTATTAAGACAAAAAGTAAAACAGAAATTCTTTTATAATCCTGTTTCCAATGATAGCACTAAGTTAAACGCATTAAGGAATGGTGTTATTGAAGTGGATAACTTAGAAATACTTAATAACTTTGATGTTGCAGAAAATAACAAACATGGTTATTATGCATCTAAATTAATAACACATGACATTGTTACTAAAAAGATAGAAGAAAGTACTTATGGTTTAGATCAGGTTTATGATGGTGCTTTTGCACATACTGATTCTAATATGCCGATTAGTTCATCTGAAACAGACTATACTCCCATTGAAAGACATACCTTTGCACCTTTGCGTGAAGGTGCAACCAATAAGGGAGATAATGTTCAGTCTTTCTTTGATAGTAATGTTAATTTTTATCCAAAACATAATCAGATGTTTTCTAGAATAACGGATGAATTATACGATAACAAAGTAGAAGATTGGTATTTACAAAGAAAAGCATTGATGATGACTTTGGATCAAATTAAATTAGAAGTACAATGCCCAGGCGTAGCAGGTTTACATATTGGAGATTTAATAGAGATTGCTGTTCCATCACCACAAAAGGTAATTAAGAATGATAGAGGTCAAATTACTAATATTGGTGATCTGAATGATTTTTATCTATCAGGTAAATATTTGGTTACATCAATGAATCGCAATATAAATTTTGGAGAGAAAGAAGTTAGTCATAAATATTCAATGACTCTTGAATTAACAAAAACTGGTCTTGGTTCGGGAGCAGGAAAAAGAAAAAGTTTATTATAGGGGAACATGATGAATAATATGGTATGGTGGCAGGGTGTAGTTGAAGATCGAATAGACCCATTGAAGTTGGGTAGATGTCGAGTTCGTGTACTAGGACTACATACTAACAATAAAGAGGACGGAATAGGAATACCAACAGAACATTTGCCTTGGGCAACTCCAAGTCAACCCATTACCTCTGCAGCTATGAATGGTGTTGGTACTACACCATTAGGCCCAGTAGAAGGTACATGGGTTTTTGGTTTTTTCCGTGATGGTAATGAAGGACAACAACCTGTAATGATAGGAACATTCGGGGGTATTCCCGAAGAAGGGCCTGTTCCATCAAAAGGTTTCAATGATCCTTATGGTGTTTATCCATTAAGTACTCATCTCAACGAACCAGACACAAATAGACTTGCAAGAGGTGGCGGAGCATTACCAGTACCTACTGCTGGTTCTTTGGATATACCTGGCTCTGAAGATTCACCATCATTAAATTACAAAAGAAAGACAAGAATTAAGGGAGTACCTACAGCTGTTGCTGGTGATATATCAGATGTTATTCCTAATACTAGTAATAGTGCTTTGTATGGTTTCTCGCCTTGGAATGAACCAAATCCAAGATACGGCGGAGTTGAAGATAGTGATACTGAATATTTAAGTAGTGTTGGTCTTAGTTCAACCTATCCTTTCAACCATGTTCGCATGAGTGAATCAGGTCATGTTGAAGAATGGGATGATACACCAACAGCAGAACGTATGCACAGATTTCATAAGTCTGGAACATTTGAAGAAATACAACCAGACGGATCAAGAGTTGTTAAAGTAGTTGGACATGACTACGAAATAGTTGCTGGTGATAAACAAGTTTTTATTAGAGGTAACGCAAATGTTAGTATTGATGGTGATTGTCGTATGCTATGTCAAGGTGATCTTGTACAAGAAGTATATGGAGATTATCACTTAAACGTACAGGGTGATAGGAGAGTTAATATATATGGAAATGACTGTACAAAAATTCATGCAGATAGAAAAACTATTATTGACGGATTTGATGATTTAGCAGTAGGTGATAAGGGTATCTTGAATATCTCAGGAGATCATAACATTAATGTTGGCGGTAAGAGAAATGATATTGTTATTGGAAATGTTACGAATGTTTATTTAGATACTTACACAGAACTTAGTGGTCTTGGTGGACATCAAATGTTTAGTGCTGGTAGTATAGGCATTTCTGCACTTATTAATTTAGGTTTATCTTGTACACTTAATTATAGTCGAACTACTTTGGGAACATCAACGGAAACGACAACATTACTACATACTGAAACTTGTCTTGGTGGACGTGCTGAAATTACTACTGGTCTTAGTCATGTTACTGCTGGTGTATGGACAAACTTATCAGGACTTATTACATTGAACTAGGGAGTATATTATGCCAATTGTATTTACAGAAGGGTTAACACCAGATTTTCCCGCTAACAGTTTTGATACTGAATTAGAACACGTTAAACTGTTATATTCCGAAGTCGAGGCGGGTGGTGCATATATTAATCCATTAGAACCAGAAGCAACTAATCTAATTACAAAGATTAAATCACGCAAGACTGAATTGACTAATGCAAAAGTTTCGGTTGATGCAGACATAACAACTCTAGAAGGATATGTAGAAGCAGTTGATCCTCCGACTACTCCTCCGACTACTAATCTTCCTCAATGTTGGGAAGAGGCTGGATTTGGTACAGGTGATATTCAATCGATTATATCTGCATTACAATCATTGTCTGGCTCATTACAAACAGGGATTGATACAGCAGAAGAATTAAGAAATGAACTTGAAACTGTTGACATTGACAATTTCAAATTACACATGGAACTACTATCAGGTATAGATGAAGCGCCCCCGCCTGGTATCATCAAACCTAACAATCCTGCTCTTATGGGGTTGGTTCGTGCAGTAACAGATATTGAAAACAGATTCGGTATTACGTTCACAAACTACTTGGTACTTGTGTTTGAAACATTATTTCTTGGAGACTTGACTATTGCAAATGC